AGCCATTATTTACCTCGTCCAGACTTTTTCATCATATTAGTAGCTGTGCGACCACCACGGGTAGGCATAGCTTTAGGCTTACCAATAGCAATCATTACAGTAACGGGCATAGATTTCTTCTTGCCATACTCTTTGGCTTCTTTCTCGCCTTTTTCTGTGTATGGGAATTTCTTGTTTCCAACTTGTGGCATATAAATCCTTATCGAACTAGCTTGGTTGCAATGAAAGAAATGATACCGCCAACAACAGAGGCAATAGCCATTCCAACGAAAAAGCCACCTTTAGACTTGTTTGCCATTTCTAAAAGCGTTTTAATATCTTGGCGAAGTGCATGAACTTCAGCTTGTAAAGCCTCAACTTGAGCTTCCAATTTGCCAAATTCTCTTGGATCAATTTCCGACATTTTCAACCTCTTTCTTTGGTCTTCCAACCTTAGGTTTGTCTTCAACTTTCTTTGGAGTTTCCTCAACAAGGACGTATCCTTCATGACCTTTCATGCTATCAATATCATGTTGATAGGTGAAAGTAACTGTGTTTCCCGACTTTAGACAACGAAAAGTAGCCATAAAAACTCCAAAAAAAGGGGGGTATTAGCCCCCTTTAATTAAACTGCACGACCAATAATCAAGGTCAATGTAGTTGATGCCAAGTCTACAGAACTGCCTGTAGGGTTGTAAGACACGATAGTAACTGTATTAGCGGCTGAAACATAGGCTCTACGAACCAAACCTGCCTCAGAAACGCCAATAGACATACCGATAACCATATCGCCCAAAGCAACGCCTGGAACTGTAACTGTATCTGTATCAGTTGCAGTAGTAGCTATTGATGCGGTATTTAGAGTACAAGTAACTTCCCAAGTGTCTGCAAACAAACCTCGGAACTGGTCATTGCCCCTGCGGGAAACGACTGCTGTTGCTGCTGCCATAATAAATCTCCTTGATGTAAAAAATCCCCCCACCGATTAAGGCGAGGGGAAAAGGCAACTATTAGGCTGGAACTGCTAACGCAAATGCGCTAGAAGACAAAGCTGCACCAGTTGTGGCGGCTGTACGCATTGCTTTCACACCATAAAGTGTGTCAGATGTGAACAAGGTAGCCAAGTAGTCTTGTTTGTACTGAGTCTGTGAGCGGATGCCCATTTGCTCAACCAAAACCATAGAGTCCTTGTGACCCATCAAGCAGATACGATCTGTTGTGGAGTTACCAGCAGCAGTATCAGCATTGCTTGTTGTGAACACGGGGATGCCATACAGTTGACCGATTTCACCATTACGGATTGCATTACCATTACCAATAAAAGCCTGTTCTGTGTAACGGGAAAGACCCATCAACGTATTGCGGCTTGAAGGAGGAATGATAAAGAAGCGACCATCCATAGGAGTGTCGTTGTCATCCAAACGCTGAATAGTGCGACGAATAGCAGCGTCAGTCAATGCGGAAGCATTGGAAGATGTGCTGTTATAAACAGTAGTACCATCACCGCCAACAAAGGCTTTGGTGGATGTATTGCTTGTCGCATAGTCGTTAGTACCGACAGTAGCACCATTGAATGCACGACCTAATTGGATCAAGCTAGTGTCTACTTGCTTGGCAAGCGCATAGCCAGCGTCAGCAGTGTAGAACTGGCGCAAGCTGTTCAGGGCTTGTGCTTCAACGATGTCCTCAATGAAACGTGAATACTCAAAGTGTTGGTTAATGTTAACCAGAACTTCTGTCTCAGTGTCGGCAATCAATGTAACGGCAGTAGATGCCGCTTTTGCTGTAGCTGAACCACGGGTAGGAGCTGGAATGTGAACAGTGTCACCTTTCTTGCCCTTGAAGTTCATCTTCATTACGATGTTAGCCAAAACAAGGTTTTTCTTGTAAGCGGCTACGATTTCGTCAGACCAGATTTCTGGAATGAACGTTGCTGCGGTGGTTACTGTTACCGCTGGTGTTGGATATGCCATGATTAAATCTCCTAAAACAAATTTTAACGAACCCGTTTCTCTATGTACGCTTGCATGATTTCATCACTAAGCGCAGCATAACGATCTGGGTCTCTCAACTGAAGCTGAATAAGGTCAGCCCTTCTGTATACCTTCTTTGATGATTCACCAGAACCACCTACATCAACACCTACTGCCTTTAAGTTCTGCTTGCGAGTTACCTCACCCTCATCACTTACTTGCTTACTTTTTACAGTACGTAGCTGTTTATAGGTAGATAGCAATTCATTGGCTGAGTCAAAATCATATCCAGAATCGGCTTGCTCAAAAATCTTAATGCGAACAGGGCTAGACTTCACCCAATTTGCAAAATCCTGATCTTTAGCAATTTCGCCAAAGTCGGGATGTTCTTGCGCTAACCTTTGCTGAATTTGCGCCCTTTTCATTTCTAGCGTTACTTGACGTGCCGCTAGGATGTCAGGGTGATTATCAACAGTCCTTTGAACTGCCTTCTGTGGATTCTCAAAGAAATCTACTTCAGGCTCTTCCTGTCTAGTTTGTTGTCGTGAACCAAGGTTCTGTTTGATAAGTTCATCGGCTAACTTTCTGACCTCGCCAACTTCTTGTGCTTGCTTTCCAATTAGCTTTTCAGCCTCTTGGTGCATCCTCACAATGTCGTCTAAACTTTTATCCCTGTATTTCTCAGGAAGTTCAGGCTTTTGCTCGATCTTCTGTTGCTCAATCTCTAACTCACCCAACTCTTCTTTGTCATCATCAATCAACATACTTTTTCCTTTTCCTGCCGTTGTTCGGTTGTAGGAGATTCAACTCGGCATAATTGCTTATGAGTTGAGTTTCTGCTCGGCTTTTAATCTATCTAAGTGACTTTTCTCGAACCTTCCATGCGCTGATGGAAACGCTCCAGACCACCCTTCTAGCTTAAAAGCTGGTGCAGATAAAATGCGATGAGTTTCCTCACCACAATCACACACAAGACTTGTTGTCTCATAATCAACAAATCTCTCTGTCTTATGCCCGTTTATACAGGCAAATTCATACATTCTTCTCATTTAAGTCCTCAAATGCTCTTTCGCTGACTTGTTTCAAGTTTTTCAGCCAAATTAGTATTGAATACTCGCCTTTTCTGAATTGTAGACTTTTTTCGTCTGCAATTGTTGCAATATTATTCAAAGGCTCTATCATTTTGTCAACATCTTCCATTAAATCTATCCACCCTTGAGTGGACATCATGGAAAATCTCTCAGAATAGTAGCGTTCTAGTTCTGGATTCATTGTCTAGTCATCTGCTTTTCAACAATCTTAGCCTTGTTCTGAATATCTGCTTCTTTTAGCATCAATTCAGCAACTTTGACACGCTTATCAAACTCTCGTGAAGCCAAAGCATCGTCAGTTGGGAGGTTCTTGGTATTAGCCGCCATGCTCTTTGCTTGCAACTCAATAGGCATCAATTGCGCTTCAGTCAATAACTTTTGCGCTTCAGCCTTGTTCTGCTCTGCTTGCGTAGTTTGGACAGCAATCTGTGCTTGAGCCAGTTGCATAGCCAATTGTTGTTGCATCTGAGCCGCTTGTTGAGCCTGTGGATCAGCCGTAGCCATCTTGTCTAGCATCTCAATCAACTCAAATCTGTTTGACAGAGAAGAATTAGCCATGATGCCCTTCAAAATGATAGGCAAAACAGGTGTATTAGGGCCAAGAGTCTGTAAAAGGGCAATGAACTGTTGTTGCTCATGCTCTCTAGCAATGATACCGAGTGCTGCCGTAGGAATGAACTTCATGTCCACAGTAGGGTAACGCTCTGGATCGAACTGCATATAGCGGTAAGCGGCTTTGGTGATAAAGGGGATCATAAAATCCTCTTGGAAGTTCACCAATGTACGCTTGTATTTCTTGATAATCGAGGCAGTAGCCATCGAAATACCGCCCTGACCTGCATCTCTGGAGACAGCAGTAACCATTCCCTGTGAGTCTAAAGTGCCTGTTGCCATCAAAAGCATACGCTCAAACTCTTTGGCAGTTGTCAGGTTAGAACCATCCGTATTGCCAAACTTGAACGGGAACAGAATCTCATTGGGATTGCCGTTTGTCAGGATTGCCTTGCCTGGTTTGACTTCAAACTTAGCACCCCTTGGGAGACGGGTAGCATCCATAGCCATCATTGGGCTAGTTGTAAGAGCTAGTGAATCTAAATGGCTACGCACTTGGGCATCTATGGCTTTTTGTGAGTTGTAAGCCTTCTCAACAGTACCACGACCCAACAAGCGATTAGGAACTGTATCGTCCTGATAAGCAAGGATTGGGCGATCTTTCATCATGTATGGGTTCTTTTCTGCCTTCAGAAGAGTCCCATCATTAGCGATAACGACAATAGCCTCAACCATATCGGAATACTCATCCTGAATAGAGTCTTCAGGGAATAAGTCTTCTACTTCGCCATCTTCTTCGTTTTCTAGTTGCTCAAGATACTCTCTAGGAACTAAACCATAGTAAGTCAAAAGTTTAACTTTATCGTCTTCGTACTGGGAGACTTCTTGTGTAGGCTCTAAGTCTGTATCCATCGAGTCAGTACCGACTTTTACCTTGCGGTAGATGCCTTCTTCTTGACCTTTAACGATCTTGTGGATAGAGACATACTTCTCAATAGCCACACCCATACAGTCATCAATAGATGTTCCATTGGGGTCAAACAAGAAGTTACGGGGGTTAACAGGAACAATCTTGACTGCAATGCGGTCTTGTTCTACCACTCCGATAGCCGCTTGTCCCATTTGACCAGGTATTGCCTGAGTAGCGGGGACAAAGACTTTCTCTGTTTTGACAACAATCTCACCGATGCCAGTACCATAGATTTCTGCCAACAGCTCAATCTGGTCAATAGACTTGCGAATCTTGTCTACTTTGAAGTCTTCCATCAGTTGTGCTTTGATGGCAGCGACATCTAGGGGGCTACCATTGACATCACGAATATCGTCTTGAATGTCAAAGAACTCACCCTGACCAAAGATAGCTTCCATGATCTCGGCATGGCGTGTCTCTACGGCTTGTTGGGTAGCGGGGGTAACGATACGGCTACGCTCGGACTCACGGGTTTTGTCTTGGGCATCCCATTCACCATTGAAGATGCGCTCATACTCTAGCCAATCATCAAGACAATTGACATCTCTCCAATCCCTCCACCTGTCACAATGGTTGACAACAAAGTTAACTATCTCTTTGTCTGAGTCGCTAGGTTCTTGGAATTCCATTCTTATACCCCACTAATAATATCTACAGGTTGCCAATCCTCACTGTCATCTTCTTCCATGTAAGATGTAACAGCCAGTTGGTCAATGTAACTGAGGGAGTCAGGCAAGTCATCATGGACTCCTTGAGCAGGGAACAGGATTAACTGGTCTACAAACTCATCCCAATCTTCTTCCGAATTTAACACAATTCTGCCATGCTCGAACCTACCTTGTAAAGCCCAGATGATTCTGTCCGCTTTTTTTCTATTCCCGTGGGTCAAATCCACGATATGAGCATAGGTGTTGTTCTTTCGCATCAAATCCGAAAGATAGGGCAAAACAGCGTTCTTTAACGCCCCCCTCTCTATCCCCACACTTAAAGGGCGGTAGTCCCGAATGGCAATCAGAATCTTAGAGGCAGTCTCTCGGATGTCCCATCTCCCGTGTTCAATCTTCTCAACAAACCACTTCCCATCGTCTGTCACCTTCACGATTGAGATAGCAGACTCGTCCAGACGTTTCTTAGCATTGGCTGCTTGTTTGGCAACTTCCTCAAATCCCGCAAGGTCAACAGCGATGTAATAGCTTCCATGTTCAGGACTAACCCCGTATTTGATCCACTCTTCCTTGAAGATATCAGAACCCGCATTGGTAAACGAAGCCATAAACTCTTGCTTAAAAGCGAAAGAACTCAGGGTCTTTTTAGCGGAATCTATCTCTGCTTGGTCAATCAAGGGGTTATCAGCAGTGGTGAAGTGCCAACTCTTCCAATCAGGGTCATCCTCTGACTCACCTAGTTTGAAGGTATCGTAGAACCAGTTGCGTCCCTTAGGAGTGCCGATAAAGAGTGCTCTCCCCCGTTTATCAGACAAACTGGCACGAATGACCTGTTCCCATGCTTCGGGTTTAATGTCAGCAACCTCATCTAGTACGGCATAGGTCAAGCTAACGCCACGAAGGGTATCAGGTCTATCCGCACCACGAACGTATATCCTAGCCCCGTTTATCAGGGTAATGTCTAGGTTGTTTACATGGGATGACTGAATAACCTCTCTGCCAAGGTCTAGCAGTAAGTCCCAAATAATCTGTCTTGATTGTCCCATAGTGGGACTAACATAAAGAACCGCAGAGCCTTGTGGACACTTTAGTCCTTCAATGAGTAGGGTAACTGCCGCCATACGTGACTTACCGCACCTACGCCCAGCAGCCACAACCTTGAACCTAGTCGTATCCTTAAATACCTCTTGTTGCCAAGGAAGTAGAGAGAAGTTCAGATCAGCCATATTTAGCCTCTATATCTTCAGGTTGTTCATCAATAATGGTAGGTTCTTGTCCTAAACCAGTGATATTGATGGTTACGGCACTTCTCTGAGACTTATCCTTTTCAAACAAAGAAACAGGAAGAGTCCTATCAAGACACATCTTCAAAGCTACCAATTGATGGGGATGCTCATCATTAAGGGCTAT